TTTGCACAGTGGCAACCTGATGCTGTCGTCAACAACAGAATACAACAAACAGAAGGTATAACAAATAACTGGAACTATCGCCAATATTTACAGCATAATGGTCTTCAAATTATGAACTATAATACTACCGAATCGTGTTACGAATTGGGTCTTGACCCACACGTCCAAACCGGCAAAACACCATCCGACAATGTTCCATATACATTTAGGTCTACTTTTGACACAAGTAGACCTGGTTTTGGCTACTGTAATAGCGATTTGAAGAACCCATATTTGTCGCGTGAACAATTGAACTCGAGATTGGTTGCGCCATCTATCAACCCTCAAGTCTACACAAATAAACAGTAAACATTATATTATATACAGTTTGCAAACAATTTAATAACAAGTATTTTAATAATTAAATAATATATGAAAATACTTAGTATAGATGTTGGTATCAAGAATTTAGCTTTTTGTCTTTTTGAAAAATCGGAAAACTCTGATTATTTTAAGATTACAAAATGGGATACAGTTAATATTTCCGAGCAACACGAAATTCAAAATTGTATTTTTATCGATAAAAATGGTCTATGTAATAAGCCTGCCAAATTTAAAAAAGACGATCAATGCTTTTGTTTAAAACATTCTAAAAAACAAAATTATCAAATACCAACATCCGAATTAAAACCATCTTTTATAAATAAACAAAAAATTCAAAAACTATTTGAAATTGCCGACAAATATGACATTAAATATCCGCCAAAAATTAAGAAGATCGATTTAGTAACCAGCATTAATGATTACATTAAACAAAATTATCTACAAGAAATTGAAGTAAAAAAAGCTGCCGATGTTAATTTATATAATATTGGTATTAATATTAAAACACATTTTGACAAATTGTTTTCAGAGGAAGTGTGTATTGATTCAGTGATCATCGAAAATCAAATTAGTCCAATAGCGACTCGAATGAAAACAATTCAAGGAATGTTGGTGCAATACTTTGTAATGTGTCCGGTAAATGTGAAGAATGTTGAATTCATTTCGGCTTCCAATAAGCTTAAGGGTTGCGACATTAAAGACAAAACTAAGTATAGTGACAGGAAAAAATTGGGTATAGCAAAATGTTTAGAAACAATTACAACTGATTATCGATTTTCTGACAAAGTTGATTATTTTAACGCACATAAGAAAAAAGATGATTTAGCAGATTCTTTTTTACAAGGGTTATGGTTCCTTTCAACTTTTAAAAAAGTTGAGCAAAACTAATTTTATCAACATCAACTTTTTCCACGAAGTTATGAAAAGTTGATCAAAATCAAAATTAAATAAAAAATATATTTAATTCGCGTATGACTTAAAATTATATGTTCTATTTAATGAATAATAATGGCTGAAATGATTGAAATATCAGAACTCGATTTTAATGATAATTCGGGAGGCAGTGATTGGAATAATAAATCCAGTAATTTTGGTGGAGGACTTGAATTTCTAATGAACGATAAAGTTAAAGAAAGCTCAAAATTGTCAAGTGATATTGATTTAGACGATTTAAATAATTTAGAAAATGAGTTGAACAACTTAGTGGATGATATTCCGAATACAAGTGGTGGTTATAAACCTGCTTCAGATATGTTTTCTTCACCCAGTTCTATATTTAATGATGACAAACCATCATCTGTCCGTTTTAGCGACGGTGGTTCTTCGGGTGTTGGAAGAGCCACATCTGATTTAGGCGGTGACGCTAAAACCTGGGATGGTTATGGAAAATTCAATAATGTCCCTATCAACCCTGATAAAGGTCTACCATCCCAACCTCAATTAACTAAAGAAGAAATGTTAAGAGAGAAGTTCAAGTTTTTGCGCAAGTTAGAGGCACTTGAGAAGAAGGGTGTCGAGTTATCCAAAAAATACTCGATGGAATCCTCATTACAAGAGATGATGGGTGAATATGAGACCATTATGGAGGAGAAAACCAAGAGTAACTCGGTTAAATTTCAAGGCAATATGCTTATGGCTGTTATCAACGGAATCGAGTTTTTGAACGGACGTTTTGACCCTTTTGATATTAAGTTAGACGGCTGGTCTGAACAAGTGAATGAAAACGTTAGCGACTATGATGAGATTTTTGGTGAGTTGTATGAGAAATACAAGAGCAAGGCTTCGATGTCACCCGAAATCAAATTGTTATTCCAACTTGGCGGCAGTGCTATGATGGTCCATATGACAAACACTATGTTCAAATCCGCTATGCCTGGTATGGATGATATTTTGAGACAAAACCCCGATCTAATGCGTTCATTCCAAAATGCGGCTGTTAATTCAATGGCCAATACCAGTCCTGGATTTTCGGGATTTATGACTAATATGATGAATCCTGAACCGCAAGTTCCCAATGGTATGGGACCTCCTCCTCCTATGGCAACACAGGGAATGCACGCACCACCTCCTCCTCAAGGAAGAGCGGGAAATAATAATTACTCGAATCGCCCAGATTTGAATATGAGTCGAAGCAATTTTACCGATGAGGGAATCAGTTTGAGAGAAAATTATGGTAATACAGATGAAAGAAGCAACAGAAGACCGGCAAGCAGTCGTCCTGAAATGAAGGGACCCAGTGATATTACTGATATTCTTTCTGGACTTAAAACAAAAACTATTAATATCCAAGAACCACCACCTGTAAATAACGATAGTAGCACTATTAGCATTAGTGATTTGAAGGATTTACAAGGTGATGGAAATATGCCAAAGAAAAGCCGCAGACGACCAAAGTCATCCAGTAACACAGTTTCGCTCGATATCTAATCAACCTTTGAGAAAGGTTGAGCCAAATTATGAAAAATAGAGCCAAATTATGAAAAATCATATTATATTTAATTATTCTATAATATGAATTAATAACCAAAAAATGGAATATACCTGTACCAATAACTTGGGGACCACCAATAACTGGGATAATAATCTTGGTTAACTACTACTGGATAAGAAATAGCTCCACCATAGTAACCACCATAATATCCACCTCTACCTAAACCTCTATGACCATAATGTCCTCCACCTCTTCCAATACCTCCACCTCTTCCTATACCCCCGCCTCTTCCAATTCCTCCGCCTCGACCTCCGCCTCTTCCACCACCAAAGCTTTCAACTGGCTTGCTTAAATAATTTACAATCAAATAGCAAATATAAAACAAAATAGCACAACCTATCCATTTTTTAACGCACATCTATATACTAATATTTTATTTTATTATATTTTATTCAACAGTTACAACCTTTGCTAAATTCTTGGGTTTATCTGGATTTATTCCTCTCTCAATCGATAAATAATAAGCCAAAAGTTGAATAGGAACAACACCTAAAAGCGAACCATATGTTTTGTTTTCCGGGACAAAAACAGTTTCACAATTTATACCTTGCATAATGTCACGTGTATTTGTAATTAAAATAATTGGCGAATTCCGTGACGCAACTTCCTGACAACAATTAATGGTCTTCGCTCTATGCGTTTGGTCTAAATTCAAAATTACAACCGGCATATTCTCATCCAGTAAAGCAAATGGCCCGTGTTTCAAAGAACTCGACGAATAACCTTCCGAGTGTATATACGATATTTCTTTTATTTTTAGCGAACCCTCCTTTGCTATGTATTCATCACTACCTTTTCCCAGCAAAAACATATTATTATTTTGTCTCATTTTCTTTGCGATTTCCAGTATTTGTTCACTACAACAGTCAAGTGTGTTTTTAACGTCGTTTGACAAGTTATGAAGGTCGCTAATCATTTTGGTGCGTTTGTTTTCATTAATATTGTGTAATTGCGCAAACCATAATGCCGCCAAAGATAGACATACTACTTGGCTTGTAAATGACTTAGTAGAAGCCACACCGACCTCTTTCCCGGCATTGCAATATATTCCACAATCTACCTCTCGGGCTATCAAAGAGTCGACCACATTTATTACACCAATTGTGGTTATATTATTCGATTTTGCTATTTCAATACAGCGATGTAGGTCTTTTGTTTCACCCGATTGAGAGATTAAAATAAACGCGGTTTCACCTATTTTGGGTATGTCACAATTATTGAATTCCGCACCGTCAAATACTTGGACCGTATTAAAGTTACATATTTGTTTAAAAAAATACATACCATATAGTCCAGCAAAAAAAGATGTGCCGCATCCTAAAATGATTATATTTTTTATATTTTTTAGATTATGTCCGCATTGTTCCAGCCCTCCGAGTTTAACCTCTGTCTGGCTTTTAATTCTACCTCCTTTGTTGATCGCATTCATTATCGTATTTGGTTGATCATTTATTTCTTTTAAAGTCCAATGGCTATATGGGTGCGGAGTTAGAACACCTTCTAATACAGTGATATTTTTCTTTAAATATATGTGGTTTGTTGTCAGTTTTACTTCTGACACAGTTTGTTCAATTATACATATATCGTCATTATTTAAAGTAATATAATTACTTACCATATTACAAAAACCACTTTGTTCTGATGTAATTATCACTCTGTCTTCGGTTTGACCGATTAATAGTGGCGATCCGTTTCTTACGCAAAACAATTTATTTGGTTCATATAAGCTTTGTATTATTAGACCATAAGTTCCATTTAATTCACTGATTGTTTTTCTAATTGCTTCAAACACGCTACCGTTTGCTTGCGAATAATTGTATTGTATTAAATTCACGATTATTTCTGTATCTGTTTGAGAGAAAAATGTGAAACCTTTATCCTGTAACATATTTTTCAAAATATGATAATTTTCAATAATTCCGTTGTGAACAATAACAAAATTGCGGTCATTAGATAAATGAGGGTGCGCGTTTACGTCTGTTTTCATTCCGTGTGTCGCCCATCGATTATGACCGATTCCAATAGATGAATTATCATTTTTTTCGTTTATTAATTGTAAAAGCCTATCTATTGCGTTTTTTTCATTTGTGGAAGCACATTTAAGAACATCAAATGTATTATTGTTTAAAACAGATAAACCACAAGAATCATAACCACGATTTTGTAGCTGCGTTAATCCGTTTATAATCAAATTATAAATATTTTCTGAATTCTGTTGTGAAAGAACGATTCCAAAAATTCCACACATTTTTATTATTATAAATGTATAATATTTAATATTAGATATATTTAACCATTTTTATAAAATTATATATTTATAATATATAATGAGTCGTAGTCCTCTTAATGAAATAACTCGTAGACCAGATGTAGAAGGTGAATATGACAAAA